GATGTTGCCAATGCCTGAGTTGAAGAAGTTGGTGATGTTATTCCAAAGTTGCCCGAAGTAATCCGACACACCTGTCCACGCACTCGAAACCCATTCAGTTGCTCCTGTCCAAATGCCTTGCACCCAGTTGCAGAAGTTTTGGAAGTAACCTGTGACTTTCGTCCAAAGGTTGGAAAACCAAGCTGAAACAGATTCCCAATTGTCATAGATGAGATAGGCGGCAACAGCGATGGCGGTAATGGTTAAGCCGATAGGGTTGGTAAGCAAAGCTTTCCCTAATCCAATAAAAGCTTTTTTCGCAACACCAAAGGCTGAGCCAAGCCATTTCATTACTCTACCTGTTTTGGTAACTGTACCCGTTAAGGTTTCAAGTTCTTTGGCTGCTTTAATTGCCTTAAATACTTTAAATGGCATAAATGCTGCTGAAAAAATGGATGCTATGCCACTAAACGCAAATTTTGTTGCTAATACGCCTGTGCTTAGTAAGGAAAAACCGCCTACAGTAGCAGCGATCCACTTAATCGCTGTTTTATGCTCGCTGACAAAAGGTGTCAATGTATCTTCAACAAAACCTTGTAGTGCTTTCGCTCCCGATTTAATATCATCGGCAAAAACAGACCCTATATTCCCGACCGCACTTTCCCATGCACCGCCTAAACTCTCAAGGGCAGAACCAAGTGTTTTCGTTTTTTGGGCGACGCGTTCTTCAATACTGGCTTGGTCTTTCATTTTCTGTAAGAAATCTTGTAAGCCTGTCGTTCCTTTTTCACCTAATAACAAGGCGACACGCTTACCCTCAGTGCCAAACATTGCATCAGCCACATCTTGTGCAGCTTGGTCGCCAAATTTTGCTCGGATTTTTTGCAGTTTCTCAAGCTCCTTGACCATTCCGTCAATACCTTTGAAATTGCCTTTTTTATCCCAGAAGTCAAACTTCACACCGCTTTTTTTGAGAATATCCCGAGCTTCTGCCTTCATCCCTTTTTTGGCTTCAGCAATCATTTGCGGACCTTTACTCATTCTGTCAAGCATTGTTGAAAAGTTTGTACCGAATGATGTGCCTTCTAAACCTTGTTGAGCAGCAAGCCCCTCAATCGCAAAAATTTTCTGTGAGTTTTCTCGCCCTGTTAATTTCATCGAACGAACATTAGACGCATAGTAGGTCATTGCCCCATACATATCGTCTTTTTTCATACCTGCAGCAAACATTGCTCGTTGTAAATCGTCTGCTGATGCTCCAAGTTCAGCTTCTGATAAACCGTGAGATTCCATCATCTTTGCAAAGAACTCACCTCCTTGCTCTTGATCCATTTCAAGTAAAACGTTGAGTTTTGCCGATGTTTTTAAGCCACCGTTAATCAAAGTGTCATCAGAGACACCTTGCATTTTCATTGCTTTGGCGAGCTTGTAGAAATCTTCACGCGTTCCTGGTAAATCCGTGCCAAGTTGGTCGGCTATTTTGCCGATTTCCTTAAATTTGCCGAATGTGCCGTCAGCCTTCATCATTGAAATTTTCAGATTATTTGCTGCTTCTTCCTGTTGCATATAGGTTTTCACAGCATTCCACGTAGGTAACGCTACGCTAGCTGTTATTGCGGTAGATTTAGCTAACTTACCTTTTAATTCATCACGGTTTTGTTTGCGTGCCTGTTGTTTTTCTAAAGTACTAGATAAGGAACGTTGAGCTTTTTCAGAAGATTGAATAGCACGGGTAAAATGTTGTTGCTTTTCTGCCGTACGAGCAATTACTGCCTGCATTCGTTCATAACGGCGAGTAAGCTTACCAATATTCTGATCTCCTGAAAGATAGGCAAGTTGCATTTTTTGATGTAGTGCGGCTTGACGTTCTTGCCATTTCGCCATTTTTGCACCCAATTTTTCGTTTTGCTGGGTTGCTTTACCCAAATTATTAGAAAGGTTTTCAATGGTTTTATTCGCCTTTCCAAAGGCAGCAGAAAAACTACCTTTTAAAGAGGCACCAATAACTAAACCGAGTACTAAATTATTTGCCATTTTTTGCTCACTATGTTAAATATACGAAAAATTCAGGAGGCATTTATGTTTGGCTTGTTCAAAGAAATCATAGAAGACTGGAAAGATTACGATATAGTAGAAAAAGCCTACTGGTCTGTGATAGGTTTATTGTTTTCTATCGGTTTTTTAGCGTTTTCTTGGTGGTATTGGGTAGGTATGTTTAATGCCACAGACAACTTCTTTATTGCTTTTGGTGTGGGTTTTATTCTTTATCTTGTATTAGGCACAATTATCGCGTTAGTAACTGCCCCTTTAATGACCTTGCTTTCTTTAAGTGCTGCAACAATCACAGGGGCAATTATTGGACTGGTTAAATTTTATCGTCAAGCACGTACATAACCCGCCTTAACTTGACGGTTGGCTTGAGCAAGCCAGTCGTCTAATTCTTTTAACGTCCAATTATTGATTTCTTCTGCAGAAAAGCCAAACCACCAAACCACATCAGCAATCGCATTATTTAACGTCTCCATCGGTATCATCTGAACCAAACAGAAATCGTTGTACCTGAACATAATCTTTCCATTTGATTAAATCCATATCTTCCAACACCAAACCACAGCAAAGTGCTGCAACGATAATTTCACGATCTTCGTTAGTTTTACCTTGCTGACTTGCTGTACGAAAATCTTTTACCAATGGTTCACGCACTTTTAACTCTTCGAGCGTTGTGCCATCAGGTAATTGGACAGGGCTAGACAATTTAATGGTTGTGCGAACCGCATCGACTTTTTGAGACATAAAAAACTCCTTTGTGAGTGTGTTGTTTAACTTTCACAAAGGAGTTTACTTAAATGGGCTTTAAAGGTCGTTTAAACTGCTTTAAAGAATTACTGCCCGATATTAGTGCGGTATTTTTGCAATACATCTTGACCGTTTACGCGATAGATGTTGGCAAGCACATCTACAAACAAAATTTCTTTGCCTGCCAGCGTTTGCTTGATAGACATAATTTGGAAGCTGTCGGAATGTTCCGTCGCTTCTTTATTCTTTAAGCTTCCACCTGTCGTCTTGTTAAATGCCACGTTCATCGTGGTGACAAGTGATTCTTCCGCAGCCAAGCCGCGAGAATCAAATACCTGCACATTAGAACGTGCCATAAGCTGCACATTTTTATAAGGGTTATAGGCGTTTACTCGCACTTCAGGATAGAAACTATCCCAAATCACTTCGCCTTCCATTGCGTTTAACCCTGCAGGCAGTTTGATTGTGCCGTGTAGCCCTAAGCCTTTGTGTTCAATAAACTCGAACTCGATGTCAGGCAATTTAAACTCTTTGGCTTTGCCAAGTAGCGAGTTGCCGTTCATATACACATTGGCGTTCACAATCTGATGAATTGCGGTACTCATAATTTTCTCCTTCTAGCGTTGTGACACCAAGTTCACTAAGTATTTACGGGTCATTACCGATTTATTGCTGATAAGCTCGGCTGGCAATTTCGGCGTGTATTCATACATCAACGGCACGTGACCTTTGCTAAATTCATCCACCAAGTCGGTATCGTAGTCAAGGCTGACGCGATAACCTACAATACTTGGCAAGGCTCGCAAATAGGTGTCCACTGTTTCCAATAAACTGTCAATCAACGCATCATCAATCGGGCGGTCGATAAATTGCAACTCGGTGCGGCGAATGCTTTCGTCGATTAAGTCACCTGTGCGCAACGCCGTTTCAAAATTGATGATATGGGTTACCGTTGGATAGTTTGACGAACGGTTACCCCATAAGCGGAAGCCTGTGCCAAAGCTATTGAAAATCGTGGTAATACCCACCGCGTTAAGCAGGTTGGTTTCCGATTGCTCATCGTCCACGCGAGCGGTTAAAGGCACTTCCATCCCAATTACGCCTTGCAATTGACGGTTTGAAGTGGAGAACCAATAGCCGTTATCGGTATCGGTTTTCATCCGCAAGCCTGCTGCGTGCACCGCTAAACTTTCAAGCGTATTGCTAGAGCCCAACGCATAAGGGAAGAAGTGGCGCACACGTTCAGAACTTGCGGAGGCATTCAATACACCAATCGGGCCGCGAGCTTGAATCGCTTTAGAAAGCGATGTGCCTTTCGGCAATTGCACATAAGCCACTGCTTTTAACTGTTCAGCTAATGTTGAAAGAGCCGCTGCACAGCTTGCCGTTTTGTCAAACTCTGGGCAGATTAAAATTTTGGCATCCGCACCGTATAAATTGAAACCGTCACGCACCAATTCCAAGCCTTTGCGTTTGCCGGTAGCAGCGTCAATACCGCCTTTGATGTCCGCTTCGGTCACTTTTTCAGGATCAGCATAAGCGTAAGTCGCTTTTAACCCTTCGTGGCGTGTAGTAAAGGTAATTTCACCTGTTTGCAAGTTTACGCTGTAATCAGTGCCTTCTTGCAAGGTTTGGCTAGATGATTGAATGCTGATGTTCAATAAGCCTGCTTTCGCTGTTTTTGCCATTAAGGTGGAGCTGTCTTGCGTTAAGGCTTCGTCTGTAATGTCGGTTTTGTGTTTTTTCGGATCTAACACATTGACCACATACACCTTACCTGCGGCATAGCGTGCCAATACGTCAAAAGCGTCTGGCAACGTGAAGCCTTGGTTTAAAATCACACCAAATTGAGCAAAATCTTTGATGGTTTGGCACACGGTCAATTCATTGACTGCGCCGATAGGTGCAGTCCCTACGATGCCAATAATTGCACCGTCCACCGTTTCCACCGCGACAGAACCGCCTGCCACGCGTGTTGTTTTCGTTCCGTGATGAAACGCCATAATGTTCTCCTTATGGTTCTTTGCGGCGGTAACGTGCCGCGGTAAATTTTGGTAAATTTTTCGGCTGGTGTGCTTCCACCCCCCACCCTTCGGGTTTTAT